TTGATAGCATGGCTGAATTAGTTATGAACAATGGTCGTGATAAGGTTATGTCTCATGTTGCTGAGGCAGTCTTGAACAAGGCTCATAGCGGTCATGTAGCAGCTCAGGAAGACCCTTTCGCATGGTGATGGCTATCTTTGTCATTATCGTAACTTTAATTAAACTGGTACTAAGCAAATGACTATTGATAAAAATAAACCTTGGCCTTTCCCATCACACTTTGGTGACACTGCTGAAGATGATAAGTTAAAGGCTGATTGTCTAGCCTTGTTGCAGGACTTTACAGCCTTCCAGCTCAGAGGTGAAATCTACTATGGCTACCTTGATGTGAGAGCATTGAAGGTGATAGAAGAACTACGTAAGGACAGGGATGAAACTAAATCTAGTACGTAAACCTAAGCCTGAGTCTAAACTCATCAAGCACATTGCCTGTGATGCGTGTGGTAGCTCAGATGCCAATGGCTTATACGATGACAATCATACGTATTGTTTTTCATGCAATACGTACTACAATGAAACTGATGCTGATGAACTGTCAGTTATGCGAGATGCAGTAGCACCACGAAAGACCCAAATGCTAGAGATTAAAGGTCAGATTAAATCGATACCTGATAGAGGTATTACCCAACAAACCTGTGAGAAATATGGAGTAACACAAGAAAATGGACAGCACTTTTATCCTTACACTGACGATGCCGGAACAACAGTCGCAGCAAAACTTAGACGAGTGGCAGACAAAACTTTCAGCATTCTTGGAACATTCACGAATGCTAGGCTTTTCGGACAGCAGCTCTTTCACGCAGGTGGCAAAGCAGTCACCATCACTGAGGGAGAACTTGACGCTCTAGCAGCTTTTCAGATGAATGGTAGCCTCTACCCTGTGGTGTCAGTCAGAAACGGTGCACAGGCCGCTTTAAAGGACTGCAAGGCACAGTATGAGTGGCTTAACTCCTTCGATAGCATTGTCATCTGCTTTGATGCTGATGAGCCGGGTAAGAAAGCTTCAAAGGAAGTAGCTGAACTGTTCGGTCAGAAGGCTAAGATTGTGAAGCACCTGAGTGGCTACAAAGATGCCTGTGATTACCTCATTGCAGGTGCTACCAAAGAGTTTGTGAATGAGTGGTGGAGAGCTGAGGTGTACATTCCAGATGGCATCATCAATGCTGCATCACTGTGGGAAGAGGTGATTAAACCTGAGGCTAAGGCTGAGGCTATGTACCCTTGGAAGGGCTTAAACAAGCTCCTCTATGGTATGAGGCCATCGGAGTTAATCACAGTCACAGCAGGTAGTGGACTGGGTAAGAGTCAATTCCTGCGAGAGATATTGTTCAATATACTGAACACTACCAAGTGGAATGTTGGAGGGTTATTCCTTGAAGAGTCCACTCGTAAGACAGCTAGAAGCATCATGTCGTTACACGCTAACAAGCTTCTGCACTTGCCTGACACACCTACAACTGAGAAGGAACTTAAAGATGCTTTCGATGCAACACTTGGTACTAATCGTGTTTATCTCTTTGACCATTTCGGTAGCAGTGACGTTGACAACATTGCCAACAGAATCCGATACATGGCTAAAGCTTGCGATTGCAGGGTTATCTTTCTTGACCACATCAGTATTGTTATATCTGGTCAAGACAATGGAGATGAGCGTAAGGCTATTGATAACATGATGACGAAGCTTCGTACACTGGTGCAGGAGCTGGAGATTACCTTGATCTGTGTCAGTCACCTTCGTAGACTGCAAGGGAACCAAGGTCACGAAGATGGCGGTAGTGTGTCATTGTCTCAGCTCAGAGGCTCAGGTGCTATTGCTCAGCTGAGTGATGCTGTGATTACATTGGAGCGTAACAGCATGGCAGCAGATGATAATGAACGTCACATGACTAAGGTAGCTGTGGCTAAGAATCGTTACAATGGTTATACAGGCCCAGCGTGTGTGCTAAAGTATGACATGAACACTGGTCGCATGGTTGAGGTACAAGAGGAGGTCTTATGAGAGACTCAGACGTAAAACGAGAGATTGATAACATGACTGAAAAGAAGGCTAATCCTTTCAGTGTAGCTCAGGAGCAGTATGAGGCTCGATGGGACTTAATCTTTGGTCGTGACAAGGGTGACAAAGAGCGTGATGTAGAGTTTGACAAAGAGATGGATAAGCTAGAAGAGGAGCAAAACAAATGAGTGCATGGTTAATTGCTGTAGTTGGAGTGGTCTACACTGTTGTAGCTGTGGACTTACTCTACAAAGGGAATACTGGCTTGGGTATAGCCTTTGTAGGTTATGCACTAGGTAACGTGGGTCTGTACATGGAGGCTGCAAAATGAGCAAGTGGGTTAAGAATGTTAAGAATCAAGAGGAAGCTGATGCTATCATTGAAGCCCGTAAGGAGAATAATAGACAGAAACAAAGAGCATGGGCTAAAGCCAACAGAGACAAGGCTAATGCTTACAGGAGAAGAGCTAAGGAACGTAAGAGGAATACATTATTAGTAACCGCAGCAGACCCTGTAAAGACTGCCTACCATACTGACTGGAAGGGTACACTGTATCATTGTCCTGAACTAACATATAGAGGTAAGGTAACATGATTGACGTAGACACGATAGCTGGTAGAATGTTGGACTTGGAGACTAAGTACTATGAAATGCAAGACAAGTATCAGTTACTCATTCACCACTATGAAGACTTGAAAGCAGAATATGAAGCGTATCGTATTGGACATAGAGACAACCTTAGATCACAACACGATTTGGATGGTGGTAACTAAGGACATTGACACTGGAGAAGTGAACGTATGGAAAGCAGCAGACAGCCTCGTGGAGTATTTAAAGGACGTTACATTGATAGTAGCCCACAACGGAATAGGCTTCGATTTCTCGATACTCAACAGGCTCTGGAATACGAAGATTCGCTTGAACCAAGTGTACGATACACTGATAGCCTCAAGACTGCTAGATCCCTCAGTAGAGAACGGGCACAGCTTAGACGCATGGGGCAACAGGATGGGGACAGTTAAGAAGGTTGACTACAAAAGGATATGGGAATGGCTGATGGAACGACGAGAGGAATACAAAGGTGAGTGCTTCAACATTCCTCACATGGCTCTTCTGGAGTATTATTGCATTAGGGACGTTGAGGTCACTGCTAATCTTTATAAGCATCTTACTGATGAACTCACTAAGAAAGAGTTTTCACAAGAAAGCCTTGCTCTTGAGCATAAGGTAGCAGCAATCATTGAGGAGCAGACACGACATGGATTCAAACTCGATCAAGTCTATGCCACTTGCTTACTTGCTGACATCAAAGGAAAGATGGCTGGAATCTATGAGCAGATGCAAGAGAGATGGCCTCCAGTGGTCACACCAAGGTTCCACAAGACCAATGGAAAGCCAATCAAAGACTGCGTTGATACTTTCAATCCCGGAAGTAGAAAGCAGATCGGAGAGAAGCTGATGGAGCTAGGATGGAAGCCTAAGGTGTTCACTGAGAAGGGTCAGGCTATTGTCGATGAGTCTGTACTTGCAAAGGTTCCTCTACCTGAGGCTCAGTTGATTGCCACTTACCTGATGCTACAGAAACGTGTAGCTCAGATTGAAAGCTGGTTAGAAGCTGTGGGTAAGGACGGTAGAGTTCATGGTAAGGTTATAACGAACGGAGCTGTAACTGGTAGGATGACACACAGTAGTCCTAACATGGCACAGATTCCTAATGCTGGAAGTATTTATGGCCCTGAGTGCAGAGAGTGTTGGACTGTGGAAGCAGGTAACGTATTGGTTGGCTGTGACGCTAGTGGCCTTGAGCTGCGTATGCTTGCACATTATATGAAAGATGAAGAGTATGTTAAAACGGTCACTGAAGGATCTTCAAAGGAAGGTACAGATGTTCACACCCAGAACCAAAAAGCTGCTGGGTTACAAACCAGAGATCAAGCGAAGACGTTTATTTACGCATTCCTATACGGTGCAGGGCCAGCTAAGATTGGTTCCATCGTCGGTGGTAATGCTAAAGCGGGACAGAAACTTATTGACTCCTTTCTTGCGAACACACCAGCCTTACAGCGTCTTAGAAATACGGTTAGCAGATATGCGGGTAAGGGCTTTGTACCGGGGCTTGATGGTCGTAAGATATGGGTTCGCTCAGAACACGCTGCCCTCAATTCGCTCCTTCAAGGGGCTGGGGCGATTGTGATGAAGAAAGCTTTAGTATTATTTTATGATAAGACTAAGGCTAACAAGTGGCCTGTGAAGTTGGTAGCAAATGTCCATGATGAATTTCAACTGGAAGTTCCTAAGATGTATGCTACAATCGTGGGTGAGGCTGCAAAGCAAAGTATTGTTGAAGCTGGGTTACATTTCAAGCTTCGTTGTCCACTAGACGGGGAGTACAAGATTGGTAACAACTGGCGTGAAACACATTGATAAGAATCAAATACTATTTAATGTTGAAGGGGAAACTTTCAGGATTAAGATAGGAGAGGATCTAGATCTTGAAGAGGTATACACTGTGCTATTATCTGCACTTGTGTACTTAGAAGATCTGGCATCGGGTAATACAGCTCACCCGTCACAAGAGCTGCATTGAAATTGAAGGAAAATGAAATGAGTATTGATACATTGAAACCCGTTAAAGTTGCTGGTGAAATCTTCTGGAGCAACTGGATGAATAACTTTAACACTAAGTTCAACGAAGACAACAAGAAGTACGAATGTACCATCGGTAACTTGAGTGATGCAGCTTGTGAGAAGCTTAAAGAGCTGGGCATCAACATCAAGAACAAAGAGAGCATGGGTAACTACATTGTTGCTAAGTCTACTTACTTGTTTGCTCCTGTGGACGAAGAAGGTAATCCTGTAGACATTGCCAAGATGGGTAATGGTACTAAGTGTCACGCAGTTATCTCTTCATACCGTCACAAGATGTCAGCTAAGTTTGGTGCTGCTCCTTCAATCAAGAAGTTGGTAGTGACTGAACTGAAGGTGTACGTCCCTGAAGGTGCTGAGGAAGAAGAGACTGCGGATGATGTCCTCTAACCATCCGGTGGATGAAAAGCCAACTGAGGCTATTGTAGATGCTGACTTTTTAGTTTATAAAGTTGGCTTCTCATGTGAGGATGAAGAGGAACGGTGGGCACTAAATCGACTCACAGAGTGGTTTACCGACATAATCTATATGCGTCTGAAGTGTGATGACTACAGAGCTTGGATTACAGGTAAGACTAACTTTAGATTCGAGGTAGCTACCACTGTT